CGCCAGCGAAATACTCTGTGATGGCCTCCGGCCAGCTTCCCGCACCGGTGTGCGCCGTTGTTGCTGTAACGCCAATGCTTATCAGCGCATCTGCGGCCTTCTCCCCCTCCACCACATAGATGATCCTGCCCGCCGTCTTCGCGTCCAGCAGTTCGGGTAACTTGTAGGGGACGATTCTGGCGTCTCCAAGGGTTGGATGTCTGCGCCCGTCAGGGTCCACCTTGTACAGCCTGTAGGTTTTGCCCGACTCGCCAATCTTCATGCGCTGCTTGACAAACACCGTGGTGCGGTCCTCGTCTTGATACTCCCACTCCTGATCAAACTTGATTTGCGGCAAAGGCTTGATGTTTGCCAGCGGGTCAGGACGCTCTTCCAGCTCAGGCAGCAGCCTCATGTCCTTGATGGTGTTAAAGACGTCTTCCTGAGTGCACCCACCGTGGCAGTGGAAGAGAGGCTTGCCGTCATCGTTGATGCTGATGCTGAGTGAGGGATTCTTGTCTCCATTGCCCTTGCCGTGGCCTGGTACTGGGCAACTTGCCACCCATTGACCGTTGGCCTTCTTTGCGTTGCCGAGCTGCTTGGCTATTTGTTCTGCTTGCATATTGCCTCAACTTGTTTGATGCGTTGCCCAATCCATGCCATGACAGGCACTGCCATGCTGTTGCCCAATGCCTTGTAGCGCGGGCCATCAGCAGACATCTTCACCACGCATGGCTGACCTTCTATCGGTTGCCGCCTTTTGATTGGGATAAATGTGTAGCTGTCGGGAAAGCCTTGCAGCCGTTCGCATTCTGTTGGTGTCAATCGGCGAACGGCCATGTTGACCGGCAACACATGCCCCGCATCAACGGCTTGATTACAGGCGAAGTTCCCCGCATCGTGGCCGTTGGGGCCAGTGTTGCAGGCTAATGCGCCGACCACTTTTGGCTGCACCAACACGTTCTCACCGCCATTGTTGCGACCCTGAGCAAAGGCGATGTCCGACACGCATGGGTCTTGCGTGCCATGGACGATGATGGGTTGAGCCACCAAGTCGGTTGCATCCTTGTAATCCCTTGCCTTCATGGCGCTGGCTGTGCCGTCATCAACGTATTCGCCAAAAGCAACCATTCGGCTGGCTACTGTGACGCAAAAATCTAGCTCATTGGCGTTTCCTGCTGGTCTGTTAAGGACGCCACCGTTTGCAGTGAGAGTTCCAGCGCACTCGGTAACTTCTTTCCTCTTTTCTCTGCTCGGCGCAGGATGCCCCTGCAAGCTGTGGCGCTCAAAAAGTACCGCTGCGGCAGGTCGCCAGTCTCCAAGGTATCCGACAACGAACACACGGCGGCGTCTTTGGGCCACTCCGAAGTACTGAGCGTCAAGAATCCTGTAGGCGAACCCATACCCGAGTTCGCCCAGCGCCCCGAGGAAGACTCCAAAATCTTTTCCTCCGTTAGATGACAAGACGCCGGGGACGTTTTCCCAAACAATCCACTTGGGTTTGTATTTGTCAGCAATGGCAAGATAGGTAAGCATGAGGTTGCCACGAGGGTCATCCAATCCTTTTCTGAGTCCTGCGACTGAGAATGACTGGCAGGGTGTTCCTCCAACGAGAAGATCGACATTTGATTCAATTGACCACTCCTTAAATTTCGTCATGTCGCCAAGGTTTGGCGTTGATGGATAGTGATGTGCCAGCACCTCTGAAGGGAATCTCTCGATCTCCGAATAGGCCACAGCCTCCCAGCCAAGGGGATGCCATGCCACTGTTGCCGCCTCAATACCACTGCAAAGTGATAGATATTTCATGTTGTGTTTTTTATGAGGAAAAAAAAGCCGAGGCTGTCACACCTCGGCACTTGACTGATGTCAGTTAAAACATTTCGTCTTCACTGGCGGCCACAGCAGCCGCCGCAGGCGTTGGCTTCGCCGCAGGCGCAGCAACAGGTGCAGGTGCTGGCGCAGCCTGTGCCACGAACTCGGCATCAGACTGGTCCATACCGGCAGGCTTGTCTATCCACGACACCAGGTTGAATGCTGGGATGCGGGTTGTGCCCTTACCAATCTTCTCCAACTTCGAGCCCGTGTACTCTAAGACTGGCATCTTGCCAGGGTTGGCTGCACGCTGTGCCGCGCAGGCCGTGTACATCTGCTCAAGGCCCATGTTGGGGCCGACACCGTTAGAACTCCACTCCACTGTGCCCAATTCCTTGTTGTAGAACTTGACGATGAATCCGCGCTTATGCTCAGGTGACGGCTGAGGACCTTTACGGCCAAGCTCGGCATCAGGATTCCACTCGCGCACACCGACACCCAAGAGGAGCCAGCCTGTTTGCACGGCGTCGATGTCGAACACGACCTTCTTTAGTTGGATTTCCTCGCCAAGGTTATTGGTCCAGGCGTTGGCTTGGGGAGAGAAGCGGATGTAGTTTCCAGAGCCGCCAGCAGAAGAGAGATTTAGCATTTTGCGTTTCGCTTTCAAAGTTACAGGGGTTGCATTATTGACTCAAGCCGCGATCTCTCGCAAGCGTCAAGCCACTTGATACCTTGGCCGTGAGATCGTCCAAGAGTACTCGTTGATCCTTTGGCAATAGCTTTTCAGCCGCCGCAGGAGTAATTAGGTTTGTTTCATATATATCGGCATCGGATAAACCCGCAGCGATCAATTCGGCACGCGCATTGGATTCATCAAGCCACTTACGGCTGGCGCGTTTAGGTTGCAACTGCCAGCCAGGCACGACCATGCCGTCCTTCTCCATCGCCGACATAGCGTGATCACGCACTGCGTCAATAAACTTCTCCACCATCGGTGCGCGGTCCAAGATGTCGCTGATCTGCTGCGGTGTGAGAGACAACATCACTTGTTTGACGTCATCTTTCTTGAGTGCTGTGATGTCTGGCTGTGCCGCCACCACGTCAAATGAAGCCTTCTGTGCACTGCAAATAGTCTTGGCGGGACACCACTGGCAGGCCGACTCTGATGGCGCAAACCGTGGTGCATCACTTACAGCATCTTCAATGGCGGGCAACATGACCTGCGTCTCCCACACGCCAAGCTCGTCGGCACTCATGCGGTGAATGCGCTTGTCGCCATGGTGCGGCTGGATGATCTGGAACTCGACTTCCTTCACGCGCAGGTTGTTGGCCTTCATGGCGCCCAAGGCGTAGATCTTCATCTGCTCGCTGTCGGCGTCAACGTAGCCGCGCCCTGTCTTCAGATCCGCGATGGTGAGTTTCTCTTTGGTGATGGACCAGCCAACCACATCGGCCGTACCTTGCAGGCTGAATGCGGGCGTGTCGTATAGCTTGAACAACTGCTCTACCTTGACGTGCCCCAGCTCGTCCTGAATAGCCCAAATAGCTTGTAGGTGCTCCAAGGCGAACTCGCAGTTCTCCTCTGTCATGGTGATGCCCTCGACCTGCTGCCCGACAAACTTCATGGGGTCGGTGTCAAGCTGGAAACATGTCTCGGCCAGCGCGTGAATGGCTGTGCCAATCTTGGCGGCCTCACCTGACTCCTGGTATGGCACTAGGGTTGAGAGCCGCGCAGAGGCTGGGCAGGCGATCCAACGCGAGGCAGAGGATGGCCGCAGTTTGAGTTGTTTCATTCGTTGCCTTCATTGATGTTGTTGTTGATGAGCAGGACATAGGCGATCTTTCGCACCTCGTTGCTGGCTGCGTGCCCCAAGTCTTCGGGGTCCAGCAGGCGCTTCAAGAAGACGATGTGCTGTTGGTTGAGCTTGCGTTGTTTCTCCAGCTCTGTGCCGAGCCAGATGATGTGCTCACGCATGGTGGCGCGTTCTTGATCAGCCATTGTCAGTCTCCGCAGAAGCATGCGATTGCCTCTTCATTGGCGTCAAACATGTCAGTTTGATCTGCTGCAAATTGAATCATTGAGGCATACGATGGACGGTCGGAACGGAACACCGCACCGCTTGGCTTGGACGCCAACGCCAACGCCAACGCCAACGCCTCCATTTTTGCCCACCAGATACCACGCTCTGGTTTTTCCGCAATTAGAGATAACACTTGAGCACCGCCTTTTAAAAAACGCAAATCGCAATTGCCGTGGTAAGTCACGCCATTGATGTTGGGTAATTCCAAGTCAAAGGGCTGGTTTTTCCAGAATTCGCCAACCGTTTCCTTGGTCACGCCAGCCGTGACAAGGGGAATCCTTGACTTGTCCTTGATCTTGGCGGCTCGGCGTTGTTCGTCGGCACGCATGCCGATCCAGTCCATTTCCTCGTTGTGATTCCATCCCAATGACTTCAAGTATTTGTGGATGGTGCGAATCTTTAGCTCGGCAGTGCAGAACCTGGTCACAGGGTTTGGCAAGTAATTGCGCTTCTTGATGAGTGCTTCAAACGGCTCGCCATCCCTGCTGGCGGTTTCAAATGTGACTCGCTCAAATGCTGGGTCAGCATCGCGAAATTCCAGCCAATGGATGTCCACACCCCACCGCTGGCCGCAGTCCTGCACAAACTTCAACGTGGCCTCGTCTTCCTTGCCAGTATTGGCGAAGCAGACGATGGCCTCTGGTGGCAATGTGCCGCCATGGGACTGCAAGACACGCCACAGCATGTAGGCGCTTGTGCGGCCACCGCTAAAACTGATGCAGGTCGGCTCTGTGATCTTGAATGGGTCATGCATGGTGCTTCCCCCAATAGGCGATCAGAGCCGAATCCGACCTCCCATCGTCCTTGACTCGTTTGAAATCAGCCTGGTTGTCTGGAAACAGTTCCATGGCGCGTGATCGGCTGGCATCTTTGCCTGCGCCACGGTGCACGGCCTTCACCCAAGTGGCTGGGGCCACATAGGTCACAGGCATGTGCAGTGCGGCCAAGATGCCCTCGATCATGCCGAATGAACGGCCAAAGCTGAAGACGCTAGTGACACCCTGACCGGCCATTGCACTGACCTTTTCCACGAAGACGTGGCAGTCATCACTCTTGGCGGTCTTGAGGATCTGCGCCAGCTCAGTGGCAGAAACTTGCCGCTTGGCTTTGCCGTTGCGTTCCACCGTCACGGTGGGCATGTCAAAGACGGTGAGGCTGTCAGTGCCATTAATGATCGCGATTGCGCCTGAGAGACCAGGATCTATGCCGATTACTTTCATTTGACGGCATCTTCCATGGCTTGATTGATGACCTTCAGACGCGCTGAGATGAGTGCATCTGCGGCTTGGTCCAGCTTGATGACGCTGCCGTAGAGTGGCTCTGTG